CCTTTCCGGCCTCGCTGACGACGATCACACCCAGTACGTTCTCACCAGCGGCGGGCGCAAGATCACCGGCTCCCAGGAGCTCGAGAACTCGGCGAACGCCCAGCTCTCGCTCCAGATCGACTCGGGCACCTCGGCCGAGCAGATCAGCGACATCATCCTTTCCGACCGCGGCACCCAGCGCTGGTCGCTGCGCAAGGCCGCCTCTGGCAGCTTCATCCTGCGCGACCTGGTGAACAGCCAGGACATCTTGGCAGTCGCGGCGAACTCCGGCACCGACAAGATCATCGTCAACTCCACCGGGGTTGGTATCGGCCAAGCGGCGTCGGGCGGCAAGGAGTTCGACGTTCTTGGGGACATCCGGGCATCCGCCGACGTGGCTTCGGCCACCGTCACGGCCTCGGGTGCGGTGGTGGGCGCCTCGATCAACGCCACCTCCCCAAACGAGCTTACGAAGGCGTGGGGGGTCACTGAGTCTGCTCCGTCCAGCTCGAGTGGCACGCTCACCCTCGACTTTCAGGTCTCCAACTACTTCGAGGTGACGCTCACCGAGAACGTCACGGCCATCACCATCTCTAACCTCGGCATTCCTGGCCCGCGCTCGATCATCTTCAAACAGGCTGCGGCCAGTTCCTTCACCATCGCAGGGTGGCCGGCCGCCGTTCTCTGGGCTGGCGACGCCGCCCCGGTCATGCCGAGCGGCTTCAACGACGAGAAGATCGTCACCATCATCGTCAAGGCGGCTGCGGCCATGCGCGGCGTGTTCTCCGACGACATCACGGTGTAGAGGCGCCGGTGTCCTTACCTTGGACGGCTGGCATCTTGACGGCTCCCAGTGGGGGTGGCACTCCTGCCTTCATCGGTGGGTTCCGCCCCCTCAACGTCGGGCAGCCGGAGTCGCAGGAGTTCCAGGCGACGTCGGTGGATCTTCTGACGAGCGAGTATTTCGCCAACTCGACTGCCCAACTGCTGAACTTCACGAACGCCTTCACGATCAACTGCTGGTTCAAAAGCGGTACCGCCGTCACGTTTATCCTCTTCGACATCGGCGGCACTGAGGATAGTTCCAGGATCCAGATCAAGATCAACAACACGGGCATCACTGTCGAACTCGACAACGCCGCAGGCACCTTGTTCAAGGACTGGCGCTGGACCGGATTGGATTCGACCAACGGTCTCTGGCACATGCTCACGGTCACGTGGGACGGCACCACGATCACGTATTACCGGAATGGTGTCGATGCCGGCGCGCCGGCCACGAAGAACACCGACGATACTGATTCCCTGACGAACGCTAGCCGTGGGATCTACATCGGCGCCGACCACACTGGCGCCCAGATCATGACCGGCATCCTTCACTCCGCGCACATCTGGGATGTCGCCCTTGACGCCGACTCTGTTGGTGTGATCTGGAATCACGGAAGCGGCGCGACGTTCAACCCACTGGTGAACCAGGATGACTACTCCGAAGCCAGCGATGTCGTCCACTGGTGGCGCTTTGGCCACAACCCCTCCAACATCGGAGCCGACTATTCCGTCCTCGGCTCCACTGTGGACGTCGACACGAACGCTGTCGGGGTGACCACAGCGGATCTCGTCCCGGATGCGCCGTGGGGCGGCCATCTTGCGCTTGTCACGGATGAAATCCTGCGGAAGGGGCTTGGCGGCGCGGGAGGCGGGACCAGCACCGCTACGCTGGGTGTCGCCGATTCCTTCTCCATCGAGTTGTGGGTGAATAACACCACCGTAGGCGCCACGACGATCTTCGACGCGAATAAGGGCGACTCGAACGCATCTCGAGACTCTGACGATCGTATCCAACTGCGCATGAACGCGTCGAACTTCGAGTTCCGCGTCTTCGACGCCAGCGGCACCGGGGTCACCGTAACGTCCTCGGTCAACGCTCGCGCCTCCGAGTGGTACCACATCGTTCTGGTGAAGAACGGAACTTCTCGGGCCTCGCTCTACATCGACGGCATCGAAGACGCCTTCACCACGACTTCGGTCCCCACGACTACCGACGCTGCTCGCATCATCGGCGTCGGCGGCATCCCGATTGGCCCCAGCGCTTTCTGGGATGGTCAGGTCCACTCAGTGGCCGTGTGGAGCACTGCACTCGATGCCGCCAACATTGAACAGCTCTATAACGGCGGGTTCCGAACGCTCAACCGCCGAAAGTCCTCCGGGAACTACAACGCCACGGCTTCTCTCGTCCACTGGTGGCGATTCGCTAAGCGGACTGGAGTCGAGGGGACGGGCGCGAATTACGTGTGCGATCAAGTCGTCGCTGGCGGAATCGACCTGAGTGCCAACGCCGCGAACGTCTCCCATACCAACGACACCGGACTTTCGGATACGATTGCGCCGGTCGGAGGCGCCGTTGACTTCGACGGCACGAACGATTTCCTAGCTAACACCACGGCGCAGAGTGTTGGTGTGACGAACACCTGGAGCGTGGTGGCCTGGGTTCGCCCGGACGCGGTAGCTTCGATCGACACCATCCTCTCCGTTTACAACGGCTCGACTAACGCGAACAGGATTGATGTTAGGCTTCGTGGCGACGTCGTAAGCGACCCCTATGAAGTCACGATCTTCGGTTCCGGCGGCGTGCTCTTCAAACAGTACAGGTATTTTGACTCTCCTGGAGCCGGAGGCTGGGGACACTTCGCCACTACCTGGGATGGCACCACCCTTCTTGGCTACGGCAGCGGACTCGTAGAGACGCCGACTATCATCACCGACGATGCGGTCACCCAGACCGCTACCGACCGTCAGGTGTACATCGGCGAGGAAATTGTCGTTGGCGGTCGTAAGTGGGACGGCCGAATCGGCTACGTCGCGATCTTCAACACGGTGCTAAGCGCTGACGAGATTCGCGAGCTTGCCGCTCACGGGCTCGAGTTTGATCTCCGCTCCGCTGGCTACGTCTACGCGAGCCAAGCGAGCCTGGTCCATTTCTACAGACCCGGCAAGGACCCGAACGATCTCGGTAACGACTGGGTCTCCTCCGGCGCGATCGACCTTACGGCAACGTCGCTCAGCCACGCCGACATCAAGATCAACACGCCAGGGTAAAGGGACAGCACGTTGGCGCATCAGACCGTCTCCGCCCGGCACGCGCTTACCGACCAGGAGTTCGACTTCTGCAAGCGCTACTTGGCGGGCTTGCCGGCGGCCACCGCGTACCGCCGCGCCTTCCTGCGCGAGGACGGCTTCGGCAAGACGTTTGCCGCCTTGGACTCCAAGCTGAACGGCATCGAACCCGAGATCGACTCAAAGGAGGTCTCGCGGCGTGCCTCCTCGCTGCTGAAGCAAGACTACATCCAGGCGTACCTGACGGAGATCACCAACCCCGCCGGCGACCAGGCGCGCGCTGTGCTGCTCGAGAAGGCCGTCTTCGACGGCGACCGCCAGGCCGCGCAGTCCGTCGTCGACCAGGAGGACAAGCACAATCTCCGCGACGCCTACGAGCACTGGGGCATGGTCATGTGCGCCATCGGCACCGAGGTGGTCGTGGACGTCCCTGGTGGCGGCCAGGTCATCATGCCCATGAAGGCCCTGTTCCCGCAGTACGCTGAGGCGCTCCCGCCAGACGACGTGGTGAAGAAGACGATCAAGACGCTCCAGCAGTTCCTGACTCGCCACGAGTACCAAACCGAGAAGGTCGCAGACCTCGAGGAGAACCCATCATGAACATCGTCACCAAGTTCGCCATCGCCGCCGTCGCCTCCTTCTCCATCGGGAGCGGCATCGCCTACGCGCTGTCGCCCGACGTCACCGTCCGCTCCACCCGCACCGTCGTGGCTTCGGCGCCCGGCCTCGGCGTCGCCCAGGTCTGCCTCAGCACCTGCGACGCGCCAGACGTCAGCGTGGGTTGCGGACCCGCCGACCCTGCGCTCGATGGCCAGCAGGTCGCCTTCGACGTGACCGGGCTGATGGTTCCAGGGGTCCCTTCGTGCTTCCGCGCCTTCTCGGTCAGCCCCGAGGGGATCCAGAGCGTCGCGTCCGAGAACTCCGCTCACGGCACCGTCCCGCAGGCGCCGACGCTCCTGTAGTCTTCCCTTGGCCAAGATCACCATCAGCTTCCAGGACATCCTGGATGGCCGCGCCCACCTCCGCATTCCGTGGGTTGGCAAGCTCCTCCTGTGCCACTGGATGGGCGCGCCCTGGGTCGACCGGAAGCCTGGCTGCAACCTCCACGGCCTCCAGGCCGAGGCCTTGGCGCGCCGGGAGCGCCTCCGTATCGTCCATGGCGGCTCCGGCCTGGGGAAGTCGATCCTCGGCGGCTGCGAGATCGCCATCGACACGATGCTGCCCCAGGCGAAGATCGGCGTCGTAGCTGCGCGCTACGACCACGTCGCCCACGAGTTCGAGTATGCCTTCAACGGCCTGCGTAAGCTCTTCCGCGGGAAGCTCGATTCGGCGTTCCCCCGGTTCATGTACCGCAACCACGGCAACAACCGGATCTACGAGATCGACTCGGTCTGGAAGGCCACCGTCCGCGGCTTCAGCACCGAGGCCGACGAGGGCGCGTCCCTCCTGGGCCAGGAGTTCACGAAGATCGTCGTGGGCGAAGGCTCCCACATCAGCACCGAGCTGTACCAGAAGCGCATCGCGCGCGCGCTCGACCGCTCCTTGATGAACCGCCAGATCGGCCGAGAGATCGGCGTCCTAGTCACCTTCACCACCCCCAAGGGCTACGAGGGCTTCACGGCCGAGGAGGTGGAGCGCATCCGGCGCAAGTCCAAGGGCGACCTCAGCTCCTTCGAGCTGGGTAAGGTCGACTGGCCGTCTACCGTCTGGGTCCGCGAGGCCACCGTCCTCGAGAACCCGGCCTACAGCCGCCAGACCTTCGCCGCGCGTCGCGCCTCCATGACGAAGCAGGCATTCGAGGAGCAGTGGCTCGGGCGCATGACGTTCAAGACCGGCCTGATCTACCCTGAGTTCGACGCTGACGTCCACGTCGTGGAGATGCCCAAGGCCGATGAGATTCGTGGGATGCGCCTCTTCGTCGGGATCGACACCGGCGCCTACTTCGGCGCGGTCCTGGTCGGCCTGACGCCGGCCCACATCGCCTTCGTCCTGGGAAACGTCTACACCCAGAAGGTGAAGATCGACGACTCGGCGCTCGCGGTTCGGGAGATGATCGAGGAGGTCCTCGGCCCGGTCCACCAGACCGACTACGTCCACCTCATCGGGCGCATCGACCGCTGGATCGTGGATCCAGCCTCCCAGCACAAGCTCGAGCTGATCGACCTTCTGGAGATCGACACCATCGCGCACCCGTCGCGCGAGCAAGGCCAGTTCCACCTCCTGCCGACCATCGACATCCTGCGGAGAGCCATTGCGACGCGGAAGCTCTTCGTGGTCGACACCTGCAGCGATCTACTCGACCAGCTCCGCAAGTACGTGTGGAAGACGACGAAGACCGTCGGCTCGAAGGACCCGGTCATCCGCGAGCCGCGGAAGGACTACGACCATCTCTGCGACGCGCTCCGGTTCGCCGCAGTTCCATTGATTGAGGAGGGGCCGCTGCTCGAGGCGCCGGATCCGGTGACGTTCGCCGAGGCGTGGGAGCGGGAGCGCAAGGACAGCGTATTCGGTCCGCTGAAGCGGGCCATGGCGGCCGGAGAGGCCAAGGGGGGAACATGGGTTGGGATTTCGTAACGAAGGGGAAGCGGCTGGCGGCGGCTCAGATCGTCATCGGCCGGCTGATGGATCTCCGCAAGGAGGACGCGGCAGAGGTCGCGAAACTTCAGGACCTGCTGTCCATGGCTGGCTCGGACCTGCTCGACGCGAAGCATGATCTGGAAGCCACCAAGACCCAACTCAGAAGCGCCACCTATGACGCGCAGCACTTCGAGCGCGAGTTCGGCCGAATGGAAGACCGGTACAAGGCCGCCGAGGAGCGCGCTGTCTACTGGCACGAAGTCGCCGCGACCAAGTCCGACGATTCGCTCTCCAAGGAGAACCTGGCGCGGCTGGCCGCCCAGCTCAATTCGGCCGACGACGACACTATCCCTACGGAGGTGGAATCCACCTTCCGCGGCTTCATGCACCGACTGAACGAAATCCATGGCGACGGCTGGCGTCCGCCGGTTTTCGAGAAGGACACCCTGAGTGGCAACGACGACGCCGAAGAGTAGCTGGGCCGTCAGCGAGCTGGGCCGCCTCAAGGCCACGCCGGAAGACCACTCCGACCTCGAGTCGGCGGTGAACTTCTGGATGCTCGAGGGCGAGCGCCAGAAGTGGCCCCGGGCCCTCCAGTATTTCGAGAACGCCAGCTACCTGGTGGGGAACCACCTGAACCGCTTCTGGTACACCCTCGACCGCGGCTTCGGCGTGCATCAGTTCGGTGTGAGTGACCAGAGCCAGTACGACTCCCTGATCGCCAAGACCGCCGACAACAAACTCATCCGCCCCGTCGAGACGGTGGCCTCGCTGCTCACCCAGAGCCGCCCCATGGGCCGCGTGGAGCCGAACAGCGAGCTGCCAGACGACGAGGACGCCGCCGCCCTGGCCGAGATCGTCCTGGACGTGCTCTGGGAGAAGCCGCTGAACCTTCCCGCGCGCACGCGCGAGGCCGCGCTCCTGGGCTGTATCGCCAGCACCGCGTGTATCGAGGTCGAGTTCGGCCCGACCCACCTTCCCATCATGCAGCCGAAGCTCGTGGTACGGGAGCGAGACGACGACTTCACCGGCGACAAGGTCGAGGAGCTGGTCGAGACCGGCGAGTACGAGACCTCGTACCGCAACGACATCTCGGCGCGCCTCTGGTCCTTCTTCCACATCACCCCCGACCCGGTGGCCACGACCCCGGACGACATGATGTGGGTCGCTCGCTCGAGCTTCGAGGATCTCGAGTGGGTCAAGGAGGTCTTCGACCGCACCGACGAGGGCTTCTTCCCCGACAACCTCCCCAGCATCGGCATGCCTGAGGCGCCCTCCCATTCGGTCCTCTACTGGTGGAGCCGTCTCCAGGACATCATCGACTCGCCGCAGAACACCACCCAGGGTGGGGGCATGACGCCGCACTCCGGGATCTTCACCGCCGGCTACGCCCCGGGCCAGACGAAGTTCACCGTCGTTGACGTGCGTCCGACGAGCGCGTTCCCCCATGGCCGCACGATCGTCCTGGCCGGCGACAAGCTCATCTACGCCGGCGTCGCGCGCTGCTTCATCGAAGACGAGGAGCGCCCGGGGAATTGGAAGTACCCGCACCGCTGGCATCCGTACGCCTTCTGGGGCTGGTTCAAGCTGCCTGGCCGCTTCTGGCACGCGGCGCTGCTGAGCCAGCTCCTGCCGATGCAGAAGAAGATCAATGCGATCGACGTGCTGGTCCATGCGAACCGTCAGTTCATGGCCATTGGCCAGTGGAAGATCCCGAAGCACGCCAAGGTCCCCGACGGCATGCCCAGCGGCATCCCGGGCGAGCACCTGCGCTACAACCACGTCCCGGGCATGAGTGACCCCGAGCCAGTCCAGCATGCGCCCCTGCCCGGCGAACTGCTCCAGGAGCGGGCCCAGCTCGAGCGCTCCATCGAGCTGATCTCCGCCTCGGGCACCGTAGACAGCTCACAGGTCTCCTCGAGCGCCGCGCGCGCCACCTCGATGCTGGGGTTCCTCCGCGAGGAGAAGCTCCGCAGCAAGAGCCCCATGATCCAGGAGTTCGAGGCGTTCATCGAGACCATCTGCCAGAACATCCTGATCGAGGTCCAGCACGGCCTGCGCGAGGAGGACCCAGACCTGAGCGTGCGCATCCGGCGCGCCGCCCGGGAGAAGTCCGAGATCGCCATCGGCGCCTTCGTGGGCACCTCGCTCCGCGACCACCACGCGATCAAGATCGACATCTCCAGCGAGCTGCTGAAGAGCGCTGAGGCCGACGCGAACAAGGCCCTCGAGTACGTCCAGTTCATGGGCGGCCAGATTACCCCGCTCGAGCGCGAGGGGATCCTGAAGGCTACCGGCCTCGACAAGTTCGTGAAGAACCCCGAGAACGACTCGGTGCGCGTCGCCAAGCGACTGATCTCCCGCATCGCCTCCGAGCAGATGCCGCAGGGGATCGACCCCGCGGACCCGATGCAGCTCCGCGCGCTGCTGATGCCCGGCGTGGCGAAGTCGCAGGCCATGCTCCCGATCTTCCAGCGCGAGCTGCTGAGCGACCGCTTCGACTCCCATCCTGAGCCGGCGAAGATGATGATCTACCAGCTCTACCTCACCTGCGAAGCCCTGTCGCAGGAGGAGATGATGCGCGACTACGGGATCCAGATGATGATGGCTCAGGGTCAGGCGAACGCCGCCGAGCCTCGGCCCCAGCAGGCGGCTCAGGCCGCGAAGTAGCGAACGGGCGAAGCTGACGCCGGCCCCACCACCAGGCGTCTGTCACCAGGAGGTCATTGATCATGGGCGCGAACCCGTTCCTGTCCGGGAAGACGGACGACGAAGTCGAGAAGCTGGTGGAGGACGCCGCGGCTGCCGCATCCTCCGAGGCGGATGCCACCGAGGAATCCCCTGAGGGGGATGAGGTCGACGAGTTTCTCAAGGAGGAGGAAGCCGATGAGGCCCTCCTTGACGAGGACGAGGACGACTTCCTCGGCGAAGACGAAGATGAAGGCGTCGAAGGCGTTGAAGGCGACGTAGTCGACGAGGGCGACGGCAAGAAGCCGAAGGGCGACTGGGTTCCGATCGCGCGCCTCAACAAAGAGCTGAAGAAGCGAACCGAGCTGAACAATCTGATCGAGGGGTTCAAGCCGCTCGCCGACGTGGTCACCGAGTCCTACAAGGACTTCAAGGACCCAGTCAACCAGCTCCGCTACGACGCACAGTTCATGTCGGCGCTCGAGGAAGTCTCGAAGCACGACGTACCCGGCTTCGCTCAAGCGATTGGAGCCGTGACTCACTTCATGAAGACGGGGGAGATGCCGAAGATGGGCGACACGAAGACCGCAGAGAAGCCGGCGACGAAGGTGATCGAGCGCGACGCTCGCGTGGATGCCATCGTCGAGCGTGAGGCGTCCCGGACCATCGAGAGCGTGCTTCCCGCGACCATGCGCGCGAGCTTCAAGGCTGTGGCCAGCGACTACATCGTCGCGAACGCAGACAACCTGGCGGAGCTGAACGCGGCCGAGGTCAAGTCACTCACGAAGCAGTTCATCGCCGAGAAGGGCTTCACCAAGGAGGACATCTACGGGGGCAAGCCCTCCGAGAAGTCCGCCAAGGTCCCCACCGGCACCGGCAAGACCCGCCCCGCCGTCGGCTCTACGAAGAGCGCGGCGAAGAAGGGCGAGGAGCGGAAGGCACCAAAGACGGTCGACGAGTGGGAGGCCGGCCACAACGAGCGCCTCGCCTCCTTCAGCGCAGACCACGGATTCTAGACCTTCGGGCTCGCCCACCGCACACGGGCGCGACCCTTCGCACGTCACGCGATGCTGTCTCCTCTGATCACGAGCGGACTCCGAGCGGAACCCGGCGCCACGGCGCACCCCTGGATGGTCCAGGTGTGTTCGCGCGACGCCAACTACGGAGACCACATCCATGGCTACTATCGACACCAGCACGGCCGGGGAGCTGCTCAAGCGCCTCTACGCCGACTGGGACATCCAGGACCTGATCAACCTGACGCACCCGGCGCTCGCCATCGCGGCGCGCGAAGGGTCGGCGCAGCTCGGTGGCTCGGGGTTCTACTTCCCCGTGCGCACGAAGAGCAACTTCGGCCACGCCTACATCTCGGAGACCGACGACCTGCCGACGGGCCGGCGCTCCGTGGTCAAGCAGGCCGTCGTCAGCCCCACCGTCCACGCGGGCGTGGTGCAGCTCACCGGCCTCAGCATGGCCGTCTCCTCGGGCAACTCGATGGCCTTCGCTCGGGTGTTCGACGAGAACGTCCAGGAGACCCTGCGCTCCATGGCGGCCTACAAGGAGGGCGCTCTCTTCCGTGACGGAACTGGCCTGCTCACGCAGTTCAATTCCACGGCGCCGACCTCGGCCGGCCCGCACATCATGGACGACGTCGCGTACCTCCGCGAGGGCATGTACGTCGACATCATCGACGAGACCGCCACGACCCGCCACAACGAGGATCTCGAGATCCTCGACGTGAACTGGGTCACCCGCGGGGTCACCTTCGCGAGCGCGATCGCTGCCGGCGTCGCCGACAACGACCGTCTGTACATCGCGAGTTCCCAGGCGAGCACGGGCGCGCCGGTGAACAAGGAGCCGATCGGCCTCGCGGCCTCGGTTCTGGCTTCGGGCACGTACCTCGGCATCGACCGGGCGGCGGACGCGAACTGGCAGTCCAGCGCGATCACCGTCTCGGCGCTGCTCGACGAGGACGTCCTGATGCGCGGTCGCACGCGCGTGACCCAGGAGTCCGGCATCGACCTGCAGTCGATGGCTCGCTCCTTCGCGGTCCTGACGCACCCGACCCAGGTCGACACGCTGTTCAGGCTGGCGATCCCGCGCGTCCAGTATTCCGGCTCCGGCAACGCTGCCGAGCTGGGCTACAAGGACGCACCGATGTTCGGGAACATCAAGTTCCTGACCTCGTACCAGTGCCCGTCGAACGTGGCGTACCTGGGCGACTTCTCCTACAACCAGTCGCTCTACACGCCGAACGGCAAGCTCCACATCGACACTGAGTACAATGGTGCTCAGCTCAAGTGGGTGTCCAGCAAGGACGCCGGTCTCGTGTTCATGAAGGAATACTGTGCCTTCGCGAACAAGCGGCCCACGGCCTTCTGCGCTCTGCGTTCGCTGACCGACGCGACGCGCTAGTCAACCCGGGGACCCCTGGCCGACGGGGGTCCCCTCCTACTTCTCCGAGGTTCCACTCATGGCTCTCACTTCCCTCTCCGACGTCCGGCGCACGAAGCTGGATCCGCTCGGCGACCTCGTCCTGGTGTCGTGCATCGTGGCCTCGGTCCCGACGGCTGGCGATTACGTCGCTGCCGCGTCTCTCGGCCTCGACAACATCTTCTGCGTCCTCTCCGCCTCCCGCGCCACCGCGGCTGTCCCCACCGCCGCCGTCGCGGCCACGGGCACCATCACCTTCGTCGACGACGCCGTCGACACCGCCACGGTCACCGTCGGCGGCATCACGTACACCTTCGAGACCGGCGCCCTCGACGCGGCCTTCAAGGTGCTCTCTGGTGCCGACCTCTCCGCCTCGGCGACGAACCTCGCTGCGGCCATCAACGCCCAGAGCCTCGCCGACACGCTCTTCGACGCGGCGACGTTTCCGAACCCGGTTGTAACCGCAGTGTCGGCAGCCGGTGTCGTGACGGTCACCGCTCGCGTCGCTGGCACCGCCGGCAACGCGATCACCCTGGCCACCGCGGGTGACGCCGACATCACCGTCGGTGCCGCGACTCTCGCAGGCGGCGTGGATGCGCTGGCCGTCGGCCAGGTCCAGGCCCTTCCCAACACGCAGACCGCCAGCCTCACGCAGGATGACGCTGGCGATGTCTGGCTCTCTCACGGAAACACGGCGGCACAGAACGTCCGCCTCGTAGTTCTCGGCACCACGCCGGGCAATTAGCGGCGCGGTCGCGTCGCACGAAAGGAAAGCATGGCTGCACTCACTCCTACGCACATTGGCCGGCCCAAGCCGCTCGGCGATCGGATGCTCCGAACCATCCGGTTCACCATCGCGAACGCGAACGCGGCTGACGAATGGATCGTCACCGGCCTCTCCTGGGTCGACGCGGTGCTCGGCATCATCGTCACCGGGACTGGCGTCGAACTCGACGTCCCCACGTACCTCCGAAACTGCCAGGGCACCGGCCAGACTGAGGACACTCAGGCCGACGGCGGCAAGCTCGCCATCGAGGGCGCTGCTGGCACCTGGGAAATCACGGTGATCGGCAAGCGGTAGCGATCAAAGTCCAGCGGTTACTCCACCGCTGGCTCACCCGGAGCGGGTACCCCCCACCCCGCCTCACGCCCGCTCCGGGTTGACTTCTCTGGCGGGAACCACGTGGCGAAGCCTCCGAAGCCTCCGAAGCCTCCGAAGCCGCCGAAAGGAAACATCATGGCTGCAAAGACTCCTGAAACCTTCCCGACGACCGGTGCGGTCGATCTGCTCCGCGGGCTCTGGACGATCCAGGGCGCGTCGACGGTGGTCACTCTGACCACGGGAACCTACGTCGACAATCGCCTGGGCTACATCCAGGAGATTTACTACTTCGCCAACATCGACGACGGGGACACCTGGGCGTCGGGCATTACCGGCATCAAGGCTTGCTTCTGGCAGGGCGACGACGTCGACGTGGATGCGGCGTGCGCCTCGGCGAGCGCGGCCGGCGCGGTGACGTTCGAGACGGCCGCCGCCTCGGACATCAACGGCTGGCTGCTGCTGTTCATCGACCCGATCATCTCGGGCAAGTCGGGCCCGCGGCAGCTCTAGCACCGAGAGGATGGGGGGGAATCCATGGACCTGGATCATGATTCAGCGGGGCCTCGCATCGACAGTGGTGTGGCGGCCAGGCTCAAGCGGCTCGACCGCAACCTGGCCGTCACCTTCTGTCGGTACGCCATCGACCAGCGCACGAGCCGGCCGGTGGAGATTCGCAACTGGGACGGCGAGACGGAGCACCTGATCGAGAAGCGCGGCGGCAGCGCCTACCTACTCGAGCCGGCGTACCATCTCTGGATCCGCTCGGAAGGACGCTGGCTCCACGTGAACCAGTGCCCGGCCGCCGGCGGCTTCGGCCATCGTGAGGTAGCCGCTCTCGAGGGCGACGCGGCGCGCTTCATGTCGCCTCAGGACATCCTGAACCGCATCTACGCAGGCCGGGACGCGCGCGCCGCCAGGCGCAAGGCGAACTCGGTCGAACTCCGGCGCGACGTCGCCAAGGCGAACATGAGCCGCATCCAGCGCCTCGCCAAGGACCACGACAAGTCCCACGACCCGACGACGCGGCAGGCGAAGGCCGTTAGCTACGCGGGCCAAGGGAATCGCGCCACACGCGGAACCGTCACGAAGGGGAACCGCGAGGATGGCTGGGAGCTGCCCGCCAAGGGCGCCTACTGATTTCTCGGCGGACTGGTAGTTCGCCAAGCGCGTCTGGGCCCGCGCAATCTGGCCCTGCTCACTGGAGGTCATGATCATGTCACTTCGAGGTCTGCGCGAGCAAGTCGTCTACGTTCACAATCCACTCCCTAGAGTCACTGACCGGGAGTTGCTCGACCGCGCGAAGCTCGACTACGTCGACGGCGCCGATGCGCCGCAGCTTTTCTCGTGGCTGTGGAAGTACGATGCGGGGGTCAATCATGAGACGCTGCGGCTCGGCCCGGGTGAGTTCCAGCCTCTTCGGGAGACCGAGGCGCGCCAGTTCCTGAAGGAGTTCGCCGAGGCGGGCGCCGTCTCCGTCGAGGATCAGGATGACGCGGAGGAGATCAGCAAGGCCAAGCTCAAGGGCCTGGCCGCCGCCAAGAAGTTCTGGAATGTCCGAGGCACCGTGAACGCCCAGACGTACCGCAAGCGCCAGGGCATCGGCAAGGACGAGCTGGAAGAGAACAAGGGCGACATCTGGCCTTGGTACCGCAACCAGGAAGCCGTCGTCGTCTGCGACGAAGAGATGAAGCGCATCAAGGCCGGCGGAGTGGTAGTCACCCCCAAGGCCGCGCGGAAGCGCAAGGCGTAGGAGAGACTGAATGGCCCGAGCACGACGCGCGTGGAGCACGATCCGCGACGAGGTCCGCACCCTCCTCCGGGAGACGGTGACAGGCGACTCCTACTGGAGCGACGCGGAGCTGCTGATCTACGCGAATCTCTGCCAGGACATGCGTGTCATGCAGATGGTCGAGGCCCACGAGGGATGGTTCACTGACCGCTTCGAGGATGATCTTGTCGCGAATCAGGGGGAGTATACCCTCCCCGAGGGCTCCGACATCGTCAGGCGCGTCCTGCTCAAGTTCCCCGACACCGGCCTCGAGGTCCCCCTGGTCCGCAACGAACGCTGGAGCGACTCCGTCGTGAACAGCTCGAGCGGCTCAGTGGCGGACCTCGGGGGCGCGGTGCCAACGTACCGCCTGGTTGGCGAGGTGCTCCTGCTCGAGCCCGCGCCTACCGTCTCGCGCACCGACGGTCTCGTGATCGAGATCGAGGGCCTGCCGGCGCGCATCACCGCCGACGGCTCCAAGTTCGACCTGAAGTTCCCGAGCATGTTCGAGACGCTCGTGACCTTCGACATCTGGGACGTGGCGTGCGGCGTCGAGGACGCGCAGGGTAACGTGAACCAGGAGGTTCGCGGGCGCCTGAGGTCGGTCCACGACCGCGTGGCCGCGGCATACCTCGAGGCGATCCAGCAGCGCAGCTACGGCCGGGTCTTCGGCCGTCCCTACTACCTGGGAGACTAGAGTGGGCCAGGGCGGCCAGCGAAACCTTCCCTTCTGGGACATCGACGTAGCCAAGGGCCTCAACACGCGGCCCAATCGGCTATCCTCGAGCGCCATCGGCCTGCGCGAGGCCCAGAACGTCGACGGCTTCGACGAGCCCGGCGCGCTCCGGCGCGTCCCGGGGTCCAGCGAAGTCGGGGCCGACCACAGCGCGGCCGTGACGTCGCTCCACTGGTTCGAGTTCTACACCCTCGCCGGCGCGCTCGATCACCGCGTGGTGTCCCTGGCGGCCGACGGCGTCCTCCGCAAGGTGAACACCTCCACCGGCGCGCTCACGAGCCTCACCACCGGCCTGGTGTCCGAGGCGCTGGCGTCGGTCCAGATGAACGATCTCCTGTTCCTCTCGAGCAACCTCCAGCAGCACCTCGGCACCGGCGGGATCAAGTATGACGGCGAGAACGTCACCCCCTGGGGCTGCCTGGCGCCGGGCGATGCGAAGACGGTTCGCCAGGACTTCGACGACCACAGCATCCTGACCGGCTCGACCGACGTCGCGCTCTCGACGAACGCGACGGTGAGCCAGGACGGCGGGGGCTCGACCGAGGTCGACAAGACCGGGACCACGGTCGCCATCGGCTACGTCCAGTACGGCTCTGGCGGCTCCCCGCTGAACTTGAACATCAGCGCGGCCGGGCAGGGCAAGGGATACGTCTGGCTCTTCCTCCCGCGGGGCTCGATGCAGAAGCTCGCTGGATCCGGCGCGGCGATCACGATCACGGCGGGCAACGGCGCGCTGAGCGACGCCAACCTCTACACCTTCTCGGTGGGCGAGCTGTTCCCCGGCTGGAACCTCCTGAGCTGGGTCTGGGCCAGCCCTGACTCCACCGCGGGCGGCGGCGCTACCCTCACCGACATCGACGCGGTCCGCTTCCAGTTCACCCTCCTCGGCGCGAGTACCACGCTCTCCGACGTCCTCTGGGACGACTTCTACACGACCTCCGAGGGTGCCCCCACGGTCGCGAACGGTGGCGGCACCGGGCCGACCGGGTCCTACACCTACGTCATCACCTTCCTGACCGAGTACGGCCTGGAGTCGAACGCCGGCCCGGCCAGCACCTCGATCACCGTCAGCAACGACGCGGTCAGCCTCACCGCCATCCCCGTCAGCGCCGACACCCAAGTCATCGCGCGCCGGATCTATCGCGACATCAGCGCCGACGGCGTCTACCGATTCGTCGCCCAGCTCGACGACAACGTGACGACCACCTACACCGACACGACCGTCGACGCCTCCCTGTCCGTCGTAGGCCCGCCCATTGCCGGCTCGACCGACGTCGACAACTCGCCCCCGGGCCGGATGTACGACGCTGTGGTCCACGAGAACCGCGTCATCGGCGTCGACGCCACCAGCCGCATCACCCTGAAGCTCAGCGAGCTGGGGAACCCCGAGGCGTACCGCCTGGTCGACCAGATCCAGATCGAGACCCCCATCGTCGCGCTCGAGGCGCACGCTCTCGGCACCCTGGTCTACGGATCCGACCGCACGTTCCTCCTGGTCGGCGACGGCGTCTCCACTCCAATCCGCATCGACGAGGTGAACAGCGAGATGGGCGCGAACGGGCGCCGGGCGACCGCCAACATCCGCGGCCTGAACGTCGTGGTCCGCGAGTCCGAGGTCTTCCTCGTGACCCAGCCCGAGGACCCCTGGGTCCTGAACATCCCGATCCTCGACAAGTGGCGCGCGCTCACCCAGACGGACCTGGACGACATGATCGTGATCCACGATCGGTCGCGGTTCCGTGTGGTCTTCATCCCGAAGGACGCCGACGAACTGTTCGTCTACCAGTACGGCGCGGCGCAGGGCGTCATCGCGGGCACCGACTCGGTCGACCCACAGGACGTCAGGAACGCCCGGTGGTTCACGCTGAACGTGCCCTCCACCTACGACCTCAAGTGCGCCGCGGTCGTCCAGCGCAACTCGAAGCCCGAGCTGTGGGTGGGGTCCGCCGACGGGCGCATCTACTGGATGCAGGATCCCTCGGCGACGACCTGGGCGAATGATGGCTCCACCTCGGCGGTCGCGGCCGTGATCGAAGTGAATGACGTGCCCCTGAGCGAGGACGGCGCGGGGCGCGGCGAGGGGCGCTACGTCGAGGCTCTGGGCGCCATCACCGGCGCCGAGCTGGTCGCCTCGCTCTACGCGGCGCCTGAAGGCACGCTGATCAACTCGGTTACCTGGACGCCGACCGCCTGGACCGACACCAACCCGGTGCTCCCGATCAAGGCGACGTCCGCGCGCGGGGGCTGGTTCCGGCTCCGGCTAAACACCTTCACCGGCTCGCTCCGGCGCCTCCGCATCTACTACGTCACCCGCGGCGACTTCCGGGGCCCGCGGACCACCACGAACTAGCCATGGCCATCCGCCCCGGGAAGTTCGGCGACTCCGCGCGCAGCCGGCACGACCAGCGCTCCACCGACGACACTGCCGACGGCAAGGGGCCAGCCCAGCGAAATCCCGTTCTGGGCACCCAGCGCCTCGGTGGGACCGTCCCCCAAGTCACGAACCTCGAACTCGAGCAGTCCCCGGGCGCCGTCGAGGCTCAGTGGGACGCGACGCCCATCGGCGACCTGAAGCGATACGAGGTCCACGTCTCGGACTCCGCCGCCTTCATCAACCCGCTCATCCGCTACGCCGCCGAGACCCACTTCACCTACGAAGAGGGAACGGCAGGCACGACCTACTACTTCCGCGTGCGGGCAGTGAACACCGGGAACCAAGTCGGTGCCTTCAGCTCGCCGTCGGAGTCGTCGGTCCCCGGCGCCATCACGGCCGCCGACATCGCCGACGGATCGATCACCACGGCCAAGCTGGCGGCCCTCGCCGTCACCACCGCGAAGATCGCAGCCGGCGCCGTCACCGCGACCGAGCTGGCGACGAACGCGGTCACGACGGTCAAGATCCTCGCCGAGGCCGTGACCATCGAGGACCTGACCTACACCGCAGGCACCGTGGTGAACTCCGGTGGCACCGAGCTGCAGTGGGCCACCGAGAACATCACCTCCGAGGGCTTCGAGATCAAGATCGAGTTCGGGATGACGTTCGTCTTCAACGGCGGCACCACCGACGGCGCCTGGACGATCCGACTCCGCGAGGGCACCGGCGGCGGTGGCACGGCCCTCTACACCCAGACGACGATCGTCTCCGACTCTGGCGCCCTCGGCGTCCGCACGTTCTACGCGAAGATCGCCACCACGCCCGGCGCCGGCTCGCGCACCTACGAGGCTACGATCGTTCGCGTGGCTGGCGACCGCGACATCACCGTGGCGAACCGCACCATCCATCTGACCGAAGTGAAGAGGTAACCGATGATTGTCCCGCTCCTCATCATGGGCGCCATGGCGGCCGCCAGCGCGCTCAGCTCGGCCAGCGCTGGGAAGAAGGCCGAGTCCGCCGCCGACGAGGCAGCGAAGAACGCGGCCATCGGCGCAAGCTCCGCCCAGGGCGTCTACTCGCAGATGAAGAGTGGCGGCGCCTACAACGAGCGCGTGCTCGGCCAGATGGAGAGCATGCTCGGCTCCGACGAGCAGATCGCGGGAACCCTCGGGGGCGACGACCCGGCGCTCCGCGCCTACACCCAGCGGTTCTCTGGCGACAAGGGCGTTGCGACGTCCATCCTCTCGGCCAGCCGGACCGGGAAGAAGATGGCGAAGCGCGGCTTCTTCGAGAAGCAGTGGGAGCCTGAGATCGAGCGCCTGAACGCCCTCATGCAGCAGTCTGAGGACGCCGCGCGCAGCGGGAACTTCGAGCTGGCCGAGAAGCTCAAGATGCAGGCGGAGGGTTCCGCCGGTCAGGGCTTCAGCGGCATCGGAAAGTCCGGCGGGAGCTGGAAGACGGCCTTCACCCTCCAGGGCACCAACGTCGGCGCGGACGCCGCGAGTCGGCTCGGGTCGAAGCAGGCCCAGACCGTCGGCTCCATGGTGCGCGACGCCCGCTCGTTCCAGGACTGGGAGAGCGAGGGCTCGACGCAGTTTCGAGCGCGGATGAACGAGGGCGGCGAGCGCGCCATCGCGGCCGAGGCCCAGGGCCAGCAGCGAGCCGCACGCGACCAGGGCCTGATGCGCGGCGCCGGGCGCATGGCGGGGGCGGCTGCGGCGATCCAGGGCGACCAGTCGCGCCGGGCCGCGACGCAGCGAGCGCAACTCCACAGCCAGACGAACGCGGCC